TCTTGTTGAAGACTGGCGAGTACCAAGTATTGCCATGCTCCTCTTGGATCTTCTGGAACACTGACCGGTGGATCAAGATCGCAGCACTACCCGTACCGGCGACCTGAAGTACCTGGTCTTTCTCATACTCGAGGCGAGTATGGAAACCCTGCCGTCCGTCCTCAAGTTCGATCCAATCGAACACAGTCGGAGCAGGCTGGACAATAAAGCCGCCCAGACCATCGACCGCAACTTCACGCATCGCAAAACAGAGAGCCCCCATCACAGGGCGATCTTTCCTATCAGCCGAAGCCAACAACCGATCGACCGTATCTGGAGCGAATCCCATATCCGTATCAATCCAGAAGAGCCACTCTCCTGGGCCTTTCAAAAATTGGGCGACCGTATCGTTACGAGCCTGGACAATGCCCCCAGTCCCATAACGAGTCGCATACCAACCAGCAGCCAACACATGCTGATCGTGTGCCAGATCCCACTGGATCAGATTCAACATCGACTGATGCCAAGAATGAGTGACCTCATTCCCATGCACATACGCAATTGAAACAAGATCAGACTTAGCCACGCTTCTCTCCAGGAGCCTTCGTAGCCTTCTCAATCTTCACTAGCTCAGGAGCCGTCCGACGCACCACAGAAGGAACCGACACGAACAGTCCAGGACGAGCCAACACCAACGGATCGTTAGCAGCCCAAGGCTCGTTAGCGACAAGTCGTACAAGAACTCCCTGAGCATCAGCAGTCGTACAAGTCGATGCTGCAAAAACTAGATCACTCACAATGCCTCCATTGCGTTTAGGTGAGAGAGGAGACCGGCCCTTTCGGACCGGCCTCCCACTCAACGGATATTGCTAACTACTACTGGTTTTGTAGTAGACGGAACCCGAGGTCGTTGACGCTGTCGTACCCGTGACGGGCTACAGCATAGAAACCACGTTGTCCTGTAGGACGGTTGTTTGTGACATCAAAGAGATGTGGCACAAGCTCGACAGTCATACCAGCACGGTTCGCAACTACGAAGTTGGAGAAGTCTCCAACGACGCAGATGTTCGCTGCACCGGTTGTGCCGGTGAAGTCTGGCGCATAGTCAGTCGTGTAGACCGGACGGCCAAACAGGTTACCGATACCACCCTCGGCGAAGTTCACCGTGTAATAGGCAGCGTCAGCAGCAGCAGCAAACTTGCGAATCTCATTCTCAACACCGGTGGACATGATCCACGAAGCATTGGCTTTGTAGCGCTCTGGGAGTGCTTTCCACTGCTTGAGAATGTCAACCGCACCAAAAGAGCCATCGGTTGTAACTACAACCTCGACGTTGGTGTTTGCGTCAAGCGCAGTGAAAATACCGAACGGCTTCGAAGATCCAGAACCTGTGACAGTTCCCTCAGCAACGAGGTCCATGTATCCACCATCTAGGAGGCGACGCATCTCAGCGGCGAACGCTGGGTAGTCGTCACCGACTTCAAGGCTGAACGGAATGAATCCGGCAGCCTTGTAGACCGTGATGGTTGGCTGTGCAAGAGTTGCAGCATCGTCAGAAACCGCAGATGCTTCAGCGTCATACGAGAATGACACACCGGCAGAGCTAACGCCCTTCCACTCGTCATTCGTGACAGTGACCTTGCGAGCAAGATCAAACACTGGAGCACCAGCAGAGCCGGAGGTTAAGATTATTGAAGAATCAATAAAAACCGGAACTCCGAACCCTCCAGCAGCGTCAGTACCCTCGGAAGCTGCACGGAACTCAGAGATCGCACGAGCCTCTTCTGAGGTCCATGCTGGCTGGCTTGAAGTAAGAGCCTTAGCGAACGCAGAACGGTAGGCCGGTGTCTCAGTCGCAAGAATTCTCTTAGCGATAGAAGTACCATCGACGTTGTTGTTCTGTGCACGGATGAGCATCTCTACGTTGTCGCCCTGGCGTGCAGCAAGATCGCCACCGTCAAGCTCGAGAACCTTAAGAGCCGCATCCTTGATCTGCATACGAGTCGCAGTACGCACATCAATGGCAGTCTCTGTTGGCTTCATTATTTGGACACTGTCAACGCCAGATGCACGCTCAACGATAGTTGCCTTAGCAGCCTCGATGCGAGCAGAACGGGCCTCAACGTCAGCAAGCTCAGCGCTGAGAGTCTCAAAAGTTGCGAGACTCTCCGTGAGAATTGCGTCGTCCTCGACAGTTATTTCTTCGATCGCTGAAAGGGTGACGATCTCGTCACGCACTTCCGCAACCTTTGAGCGTAGTTCGCTCAGGTTCATAATCTCTCCTAGAGATAAAGGGCCACAAGCGCTTCACGCTGTGACTTTGTTCTGACTGGAGTTTCAACGTGCAACACTTCAGGCTGCGGGGTCGAAATTGTTTCGGACTCTGCGTGCACAACTGGCTGCGGGTCAGAGTCGGAGGCGAGCGACCTAATCGGTAGGTCGGTGCCGAAAGCCAAAATGCGAGCAATTTCGGAACGCACTTCGGGGTCTTGCAGAGCATCAACAGCCTCCTGGCTGCGGACACTCACACTTGTCTGCTCATACGCAGGCCACACAACGGGCCCGACTTCGTAGAGCGCAATCTCAGTTATCGACCGCTCGAGCATGCCGTCACGGCCCTCAACAACTTTGTCAGCATTCACCGAAAAGCGGAAAGACATCCCATCGATAGCACCGTCACGGATCGCATCCCGGACAGGCTGCACAAGCCAGTTATCGGAGAGGCGAGCCTTCACCTTCAATCCGTAGTTGTCTTCCTTGATGGAAGTGATACGACCCAATGGAATCGATCCGATCAACGGATGAGATCCGTGATCGAACTGGAGTACCGGCATCCGATGGTCCAACGTCCGGTTGAATGCTCCTGGCATGATCTGCTCACGGAACGAACCCTCAGCACTGTCAATCGTTGTCCACTCGTTGAAGACAGCCGCATATCCCTCGAGCGTCAAACCGTCAGCAGACGGAGTCGCACGGAACTCGACTTTACGGACTAGACCATCTCTCGAAAGTTCTCTCATCTTCACTCCATTATCACAGATTATGGGACAAGTGGCTGCAATTGGACAGACACCGAACCCGTATGGACCAGTCTTGCCATGTCGCCAGTGGTCACAGCAGCAACAACACTCGTCGGTTCGAAGCCACCATCAACGAGGGTACGCATCGTCTGAGCATCCTTCATACGAATATCAGCACCATCAGCGACATCCTCTTGCAAGAACGATACGTCCCGGTCGTCATACCAAAGTCGAGCACTGCCATCCGGTGGAGGCACCAGAGTCTGCAACGCTCCACAAGCGGAACGCCACAACGGTCGAAGAGTGCCATCGGCGAACCGTCGTCGAGCAGCCGTATAGTTACCCGCATTCAAACTCGAACCAGAGAGCCCTTCGCTGATACCCAAGATTGAGGCTGGAACTCCAGCCGCAGCAGCGATACGAGTCTCCCCCGCACCCTGGACAGCCTTCATAGCGATCTGCTCGAAGTTAGATCCCACGACCTTCACATCAGCGCCGCCACCCAGGTACATCGTCTTATATGCATTCGAAGTCCCACGATGCTTCGACTCCATCGACTCTTTGAACTTATCGAACGCCTCCCGAGTAATCGACGGATCAAAACTCACAACCATGTTCGGAGTCGCAGCATTCGACAAGAACGCATGCTTATAGGCAGTCAACTCTGTATCGGCCCGCACATCTGGCATCACAGCATTCAACCAAGAGACTCCACGGAACGCATGGTTCGGATCTGGTAAAGGCCGATAATGGGCGACCTGTGAAGGCTCGAAAGAAGCCAACATCTCGCCATCGTCACCGTGGACATGGTAGCCAATCAACTGTTGGCCGACCTGCCCGCCAGTGATCTGATCCGAGACACTACCTGTAGCAATCATCACCTTTGTCGGATCGAGACGAACCAAGATCCCATCTCGGACGATCCAATACGAGTTCCCATACAGACTCGCATCGACCTCCATCCGAGCCAACAGATCGCCAGTAGTCGCACTCGGATAAGGCTTCTCCAAGATCGTCAAAGACGTATCTCCGAACATATCGCCAGGACGACTCGCCGAATACCGCTGGAACGTGAAGCGAGCCTCCGAGAATACGAGCGTTCGAACGTGGATACACGCTGCAACGATCGGATTCTTCGCACCATTCAACGCACTCATTGACGCATAGCCATGACTGTTTGTCTGATATTGGATCCCGTTATACGAGAAGTTGTTGAACATGGCCTCATAGTCGGGCCACGACAGAGAAGCGTCACGGACCTCAGACTCACGATTACCCAGAATACGAGCCAACATCAACGATCACCGTTCTCTAGTCGCTCGAGGGCGACACCAAAAAG